CGCGAGATCGATTATTAAAATTGATTGAAAAATCAGCAACTCCGCAAGAAAAATTGAATGAACTAATTAAGGATCAAAACACAGCCCTTAATGAGTTAGACCCAACGCAAGCAGAAAGACTGAAAGCGATTTTGCAAGAAATGCAAGAGGATATTGATTTAAAGAATAATAAAGAAGCTTTTGGAGATTTGAAAAAATTGGTTGAAAGCACGGTTGATCCAGTTGCGGAATTGCAAGACGAAATCAATCAACTCCAAACCTTAGTTGATACTAACAATCTTGATATTCTTAAATTTATTTTTGGTGAGGATTTCACTACGGATGAAGCAAATCAGAAAATTCAAGAACTCAGAGATAACCTGAAAGAAATCAAAGAAGGGGCTGAAGAAGTTCAAGAAACATTTGGTGATAAGATGGCAGAGGCTGTGGCTCAGTCGGTTAATGCTTTTGGAGTAGATTTCGTCAATGCGCTTTTAGATGGAAAGTCAGCGCTTGATTCCTTCAAAAATTTTGCACAAAATTTAGTATCTCAAATAATATCCATATTTTTACAACTTGCTGTAATCAATCCAATTCTAAAGTCTATTTTCGGAAGTGGAGGATTCAATGTGGAAGGATTTGATGATCTTATAACCTTGAATGCAAAAGGCGGAACTTATCAACCAAATCGTCCAATGATAGTTGGAGAACGTGGACCTGAGTTAATTATCCCAAACACGGGCGGTAAAGTATTAAATAATATGAACACCAAAAACGCTCTCGGTGGTGGCGGTGGTATTATAATTAATCAGAACCTTAATTTCAGCACTGGTGTCGTTCCAACTGTAAGAACAGAAATCACAAAGATGTTGCCTGAAATTGCAGAAGTAAGTAAAGCAAGCGTTCTTGAAGCAACGCGCAGAGGTGGGTCATTCAGAAGAGGATTATTAAATGCCTAAGATAATCACAATACCTACAAACGCAGGCATCATTTCATCAACGTTTAATTTGACAAAAACTATTGGAACAAGTATTGCTCCATTCTCAGGAAAGTATCGATCTCAAGAATATGATTATAATTACTGGTCAGGACAAATATCCGTTGCCCCTATGAAAAGATCAGATGTGGTGCAATGGCAATCATTTCTTTCAAACCTTGATGGCACAAAGAATTATTTTGAGTACGGTGATCCTGATGCGTTTACGCCGCGCGGAACATACAACAACACTCATCTACTGGCTGATATAAGAGTTGATTCTGGATCAAACGTAAATAGTGCAACGCTTACTTTTGCAAATACAAATTCGGTCGTCACATCAACTTCTGCAATATTTGATGGTTTGGTTGTCAATGATTTTATTACTATTTCAGGAGCCGTAAATTCTGAAAACAACGGCACGTTTAAGGTTACGACATTTACAAGTAGCACGGAGATAAGGGTAGATGCAGTGTTGCTTAATGAATCAAGCACTGCTAATTGCAGGGTTCGTCAAAATGCAAAAGGATCAACGGCGCTTTCTATAAAAGCGACAGGAAGCAATGCAGGTACTATTTTGCAAGGTGATTATTTAAGCGTTCAAGATAGCAGTGGAAATATCAAACAGTTGGTCATGGCAACGGCTGATGCAACTTTGACAAGCGGATCACCAAATCTTTATTCCGTACCTGTTCAACCTGCTTTGAGGCAAGCGGTTGCTGATGATTCAATAATTGGTTTTTCAAGCGCTTCAAATCGTGGGTTATTTAGATTAGACAGCAATACCGTTGAATGGCAAGCAAATAACGTTTCATTATATCGGATAAGTTTTGGTTTTACTGAGGTGATCTGATGGCTACCAGAGCAGGAATTGATGCTAGATCAGCGTTACGACTCACCGAAGATAATCAACACATGGTTTATGCGATCAAAGCTGAATTTGATACAGAAACTGTCAGACTTCATTCTGGCCTTGGTGATTTGACAATCAATTCTGAAACTTACACAGGCGCAGGCACTTTACTTGCTATATCAGATATTGAAGATTCAAATGATCTAAAAAGTTCAGGCGTCACCTTTAATTTATCAGGAATGAATCCAACAGTCCTTGGATACGCTTTGAATGAAAATCTTCAAAATAGAAATATCACAATGCTCATGGCTTTTATCTCAGCAGGCACAGATCACGTTGAAGGTTTTATGACTTTGTACAAAGGGCGTATGATTTCAAGTCAAATACAAGATGACACACAGGCAGGTATCTCAATAACTTTGACAACCGAAAACAGGTTGATTGATTTAGATAGGCCATCAAATTTCCGTTACACAAAGGAATCACAAGTTGCATTGAACCCAAGCACAACGGACACAGGCTTTGATGCCGTGGATAAATTACAAGACACAGAAATAAGTTGGGGATCAAGAACCTTTAGCGGAGGCGGTTCTTTTGGTACAGGTTTGACGGGCAACAAACTAAATGAAGTTGCAACCATGAACAAAGTATGATGAAAAAGTTAGAAGATTGGGAAAAAAGGTTTCACAGATTTTTATGTGAAAATAAAGATCGTAAATTTAGATGGGGGCGATGGGATTGCGTGATTTTTGCTAATTCTGCATGTAAGGCGATTTCAGGGCAAAAACTTATTCCTGAATACCTTTACTGGGAAAACAAGAGAACCGCCGTTAAAACGATAAAAGAATACGGAGAAACGCTATTAAACAGCATGATAAAAGGCACAAAAGAAAAAGGCTTGATAGAAGTGCCAAAAGACCAAATTCAGAAAGGTGATATTTGTGTTTATGATTCAAAAGGTAAAAACATTACTGGTGTTTGTGATGGGTACGCAATTGTATCACCTGCATCAGAAGGCTATGGATACAATGAAATGTCAAAAGCAATCAAGGTGTTTCGTATAAATGGCTAAAGTAATCAAAACAGCTTTGATCGCCGCCGCTACGGTTGCTTTGACTGTGGTTGCGATCAACGTTTTGGGACCAGTTTTTGTTGGAAAAAGTTTTGTCGCACTTTCAGTCAAAAAGATGGCTCTTTATGCTTTTGCGGGGACTCTTGTTTCTGGTGCGCTTGGTCAGTTGACAAACAAAGGGATTGAGGCTTCAGCGGATAATTTAGGAAAAAAAGTTGCTACGGCAGGAATCGCTGTGCCAAGACAAATTGTTTATGGACTTGCAAGAGTTGGCGGCACGATCGTTAAGATGGACAGCCGTGGAAACAATAATGCTGTTCTCTCAATGGCGGTGGTCGTTGCAGGTCACGAAATTGAGGGATTCACTAAAGTATTTGTAAATAACAAAGAACTCACAACATCCAGTGCAACCTTACACAACGAAACGGTTTTTACTGCGACAAATTCTGATTTCACAAATACTGACAATAACAGTAACTTTGGATCAGGTGCTCTTATTAGATTCACCTTTCACAAGGGTGATCAAACAGCAGTTGATGGTTTAGCAAATCAAGAGAATTCATCACGCTATCCAACTACGTGCAAGCTTCTGGGTTGTGCATATTTTTACATGGAGTTTGTATATGATCCTGAAAAGATGCCTTCTCTGCCTGAATTGTTTTTCTTGGTAAAAGGTAAAAACGTTTTTGATCCAAGAACAAACGCAGTCGCAAATAGCGATTTACAAAGATCAAACCCTGCTTTACAGGTGCGAGATTTTATATCTGATACCACGTATGGTCTTAAAGCTCTTGATGCAGAAATAAATGATGGCGCAACAAATGGATCAGATGTTGGCAGTTTTTGTCATGCCGCGAATATTTGTGATGCCAACTTAACCACAGACGGTGTAACAGAAACCACTTATACATCAAATGGTTTTTTTAATTTTAGTGCGGCAGGTAGCGGTGTCATACAAGCCATTTCATCTGCATGTGCAGGAAATTTGACTTACACAAACGGCCAGTTCAATTTTTTTGCAGGAGCAACGCAAACGGCCAGTTTGATTGTAACAGATGACAAAGTTCTTGGTACTCCGCAAGTATCAACAAAATCAGCAAGTGGAGAATTATTCAATTCTGTAAAATCTGTTTTTGTGGATTCAGGAAATAATTTCAACGTTGCAGAAACGCCGCTTTTTGAAGATGCAACAATGTTGACAGAAGATACGCCTGATGGTGCAAATGCAAACGCCGCTACTAAACAACATTTCAAAAAGACTCTTGAGATGCGTTTTCCGATGACCACATCTCAGACCATGGCTCAAAGGTTGCAAAAAATTTCTTTATTAGATCAGAGGCAAACAACAACCATCAACCTTACAACGACAACTGAATTTTTAAAAGCGCAACCAAATGACCATATCAACGTGACCAATGAACGTCTTGGATTTACTAACAAGCTATTTAAGATTGAAGAGATGTCTCTTGGGTTTTTTGATAATGATGGTACTGTTTACGCAGGCGTTGAATTATCTTTGCGGGAGACTTCATCATCTATTTTTACCTTTGGCACATACCAAACTCCGCAAGGAAACAGCACCGATCCAGTTATCGGAGTGCCCACCTGCCCAATTCCAACAAACGGTACACCATCACAAGTTAAGGGCCAAGAAGGTCCAACAACAAAAATAAATATCAAAGTGCCTTGGACAAATGCAAATGATCCCAAGGTATTAGGCACAGAAGTACAGTACAAGCTGAGTGGTGATTCTACTTATCAAACCGCTGTCGTTGCTACGAAAGGTCAAACTGAGGCGAGCATACCAAACGTAACGGTGGGTGAAACTTATAACATCAAATTAAGACATTTTACAAAAGACAACGTTTACAGTGCTTTGACCAGTCAAATGAATGTCGCAGTTACTCAACCGGATTCTGGTCCTGATGCTCCGACAAGCATAAGTGCAACCACAGATAAACCGTTGATGATCGAAGTTGAATGGACAAATCCATCAAATGTAAACCTTCGCGCTGTAGAGGTACACGTCAGCACCACATCAGGATTTACGCCATCCAGTAGCACATTGATTGGAACTTACATTGGCGACGTTGGTAAGAAAAAAACAATTATTTTGGGTGTTGCTCATGGGTTGGCATTTGACACGATTCAATACATAAGGTTGAGATCGATAAATGTTTATGGCACAGCATCCTCTTACACAAGTGAAGTTCAAGGCAAGATGCTCAAAGTTTCGAACACAGATATTTCAGTAAATAACCTTGCCGCAATCAACGCAAATCTTGGTACTGTTACCGCAGGATCATTGGCATCAAATCTTATTACAGGTGATGTCTCAGAAGTTTATCCTTTGATGAGGTCAGTAAGCACAAGCGTTAGCACTTCATTCACAGACAAATTCACTTTCTCTATACCTGCGCCTACAAATGGGATTGCAAAACGACAAAAAATTGATGCAACTATTGTTTTCCGTCTTGGCAATGCAGGTCAAAATACACCCAACGCAAAAACTTTTATTTCTGTCAGATGTATGAAAAAAAGCAAGGGTGTGAATGCGGTTAGCGTTGGTACTGTCGTGGCTGTCGATAATGATACAAGTTTCACTCAAATTATAGAAATTTCAGGCAATGTGTTAAATGTGGTTGATATCAGCGGTGGTGTTGCTTCAACGAATGACGCCAGTGGAACAAATGAACCCGCAACCATCCGTGATGTATTTTATGATGCTTCTACAAATAGAACGTTCATTGGTATTGAAGCATCTGGGGTTGTGTTTACTACAAGTGATTCTGTGTTTTACAGTGATTCCAAATTTAATTCATCAGGAACTTTCGTTTCGACTCTTGTGGATCAAACTTACTTTCAAATCACGCCTCCTGATCCAGATGATACATTGGGGAATCAAAGCATATTTTTTCCATATCGGGGAACTTTTGGAACTACGACAACCGCAACAGAATTTAAAATTCAAGCCAAACGAACAAACCTTCAGGCAAGTTGTTCGCTTGACATAAATAAAATTTTTGGAACTTTGGAAAACATATCATGATACAAGTAGGATTTACCAAAACCGATGGATCAGAGGTTGTTGAAGAGACTGTTCAAGGCGCCCCAAATGCAAATGAGGCATTGGCAAATTTGAAAACCGCAAAGGAATCAGATAACACAGTCAGCAAGGTTTGGCTTGCAATGCAAAGATTTACGGATGAAAATGGTCAAAAGGTAGACGCATATTGGGATATATATGCGGAAATTGATTTGTAATGTTCTACGTGGAACAAAAATTATGACACCGAAAAAATTAGAACCGAAATCAAAATACGCAGAATATGACTTTGACGGTGATGGCACTGTTACTGATGAAGAAATATCTAAACACAATGAAATACTCAAACAAGAATTAGCAGAAGAAAAAGCGGATACACAGAGAAAAATGGCTTGGGTCGCAATGATTTCAATGATTTTGTACCCACTAGCTTCGCTTGTGATTGCGGAAGATAGACTGGATACATGGAGCGCAATGAGCGATATGATATTTTTAAGTCAAGCCTCCGTTATCGGTTTGTATTTTGGTGCAACAGCTTATATGGCTAAAAAATAGGAGATTATTATGCTGACAAATTTGATTGGTCCCGCAACTCAGTTGTTAGATAAGTTTATAGAAGACAAAGATCAAAAGATGGCTTTGGCTCATGAGATAAGCACAATGGCAGAACGTCACGCTCAAGAACTTGCAAAAGGTCAAATTGAAGTCAACAAAATGGAGGCCGCAAGTAGCAGTATGTTTGTGGCGGGTTGGAGGCCCGCAGTCGGTTGGATTTGCGCCCTTGGTTTTGCATCGAACTTCATATTGATACCGATGGCAAATTTTGCACTTGCGTTAGCCACAATTGAAGTTCAAATTCCGATGATCGATACTTCTCAAATGATGCCTGTTCTGATGGGCATGCTAGGCCTCGGAACCCTCAGAACTGTCGAGAAGGTTAGGAAAGTTAGTAGAGAACAATAGATAAGTTATTGATTTTAAAGAGAAATTTTGAATGGGCTGGAAAGAATATAATGGGGGAGATGACGTGAGTTGGGTGCATATCGTTTTGCTTTTTCTTATATTTATAGGAATGATTTTGTTTTTTTGGTTGTTTGGTCCAGAGTCTAGAGAACTTGTTGAATCGCCGATAGAGGATTAAATGAAGATTCAAAAGATGTTACGCATACATGAGGGTGTTCGATCGCACGTCTATACTTGCTCCGCAGGATATGAAACTGTCGGGGTAGGAAGAAACATTTCTAAGACTGGGCTTGGGTTGTCTGAGGATGAAATCACTTATTTGCTTGAAAACGATATCTCAAGAGTAAGAGCAGAGTTATCATCTGCCTTTACATGGTTTGATGACCTTGACGAAGTAAGAACAGATGCGATGATGGATATTGCCTTTAACATTGGTTTATCGAGATTGATGACTTTTAAAAAGGCTTTGACTGCTATGAACCAACAAGATTATGACAAAGCGGCATCTGAATTTTTAGATAGTCGTTGGTCTGAACAAGTTGGAGCAAGATCACAACGAGTTGCAGGAATGATAAAAACAGGAGAATATCCTGATGAGTTTAAGTAAAACACAAAGTCATCGATTGGGCGGTTTACTTGCGGTGATGTCAAACGAGACAATCGATCTCGATTTAATTAAAGAATCAATCGAAGACGGATTTATTGAATACACAAACGGAAAGTTAAAGTTATCCTCGCAAGGGATAAGCGAAAAGAACAGATTATGTACTCTTGCAGGATTGAACATAAAATATAAAAGTGAGGCAAAAAATGCCATATGAATACACGTACACGAATTGTAAAGTAAGAAAAATAGTTGACGGGGACACGATAGACTTAGATATTGATTTGGGATTTGATTGTTGGCTTCACAATCAACGGATCAGATTAGCAGGCATTGACACCCCAGAAAGCCGAACAAGAAACATTGATGAGAAGGCGCTAGGATTAGCCGCTAAGAGACGTTTAAAAGAGGTATGCAAAGGGCCGATTAAATTGGTATCGCACGGTAGAGACAAATATGGACGCATTTTGGGCACTCCTTACACAAAGGATGGCACAGACATCTGTTTCTTGCTGATTGAAGAAGGTCATGCGGTCGAATATGACGGGGGAACTAAGAAGATTTGGGCTTAGTATCTGTCCAATGGCTCATCCAAAGTTCCTCTTCTGCTTCTTGACATTTTTTACAGTAGAGAAACTGGAATCCATATTCGTCTTCACCGATGCTTTTTGAGCAGTCGCATTGATCGCAGTGAAAGTCTTCATCGCCTTGATAGGCAGAAAACTCGTTTACTGGACTATAAATAACCATCAATCAAATCCTTTATCTTTGAAATAGTTAGTCAACGCTAATGATAATCTTTTGTTTATTGGCTGATGACCGTTTTCCATGTTTGATACTGCCGATCGATTTGGAACACCATTAGTAAAGTATCCGAGATATGCGGCAACTTCTGCCTGTGTTACGCCTGCGCTTTCTCTCATTGATTTGAGAGTATTTCCATCAAAATCCATTTTTTATCCTTAGACTTTTGTCAGTTTATCTTTCGAGGATGACCTCTAATTTTTGCAAATGCTCGTCTGAAAGTAATTCTTTGACTGCTAAAATTGGTAATTCTAAAAGATCAGCATCATACTCGTCTTGAATGCTACCCAGAAAAAAAGTGACATCATCAATCATCAAGATATTCCTGATCATACCACTGCCAAACAAT